CATCGCCCACGACATAGGCAACGCCGTTGCGCTCCTCGTAGCGAACGCTGGTGATGTCGCCGACCGCCTCGGGCCGCGTGGGCTTGCCGTCCTTCTCGTGTTCGATGACGAGTTTCGGACGCGAGCCGCGCGAGATGAACTTGCCCGTGCGCTGCACAATGTCCTTCACGCGGCCATTGTCGTACTGCTGCATGGCCTCGTCCTCGTCCGAGTCGATGGACGGATCGAAGCCCATGAACAACTCAAGGTTCTTGATGCGAACCTTGCCTTCAGGCGTGTTCTCGACGGTGTGGGATGCTGGCATGGTCAAAGGCTGTCCGCGATTTCCTTGGCCCAACTGACGATTTCACTAGTGGGCGCAGTTGCGACCCATTTCCAATGATCCGCACCTTCCCGCCAATCGTCCGACATGATGATTCTCGCATACTTGCGAAGTTCTGACGATCCCTGCACGCGACGATTCGCCGCAGCATAATCATCCGCAAACCGCTCCTTCCGGCCCTTGCCGAAGTAGAAGCGATCCTCGACGGCGAATCGGGCGGGAGTGCCGGGGCTGGAGGCACGGATTTTCCATGCGGCAGTTCTCTGCGGCACCATCCGCCCACGCGAAATGGGGTCAGGAAGTTCCACCATGTAATAATCGCCGTCGATCATCTTCTTGACAATCACGCCTTGTACCAATTTGTTGCCCTGCAACACCGTGACAGATTGACCGGGACGAAACTCCGTCTGTTCCGACATCTTGTCCTTCGCGCCGTCAGCCATTCTTCACCTCCACATTCCAGTAGCGTCCAGTCGTGGCGACAGGACTAGTTGCGCTGTAGCCCTTGCCCGCCACGCGGCGAGCAAAGTTTCCGGCCACATCGCCGTCCTCAAACGAAATCACGAGCGTATCGCTGCCAGCCTGCACGGCGCGCCATCCGCCCTCGGGCATCGCTTTCTCGGAAAGCAACTTGCCGAGAATGGGCGACTTGCTGGCCTCGGCGAACGATCCGCGCTCAAGGCTTGATGCGTCAAACTTGTCGGGCTGGCCGGGGCGGGAAGATTCGTTCCGCATCGTGATTCCAACCAAGAGAGTCGGCCCCATAGACAGCGTGTTGTAACTGCTTCCACTCGCCATCAGCAATTCGCCCTTTGAGTTCACTTTGAACAATGGCCGACCCGACGCTTCCCATTTCTTCCAAGTTTTCGGCGTGATCTTGGTGATCTTGGTCATGGTAGACACATAGACCGTCTGACCGGACGAGAGAGCCGAGGTGATCTTCTGCAAAATACTCGGCCCAATCGGTGTGCCACCTTCCGCGAACCGCTCGGGCTGGCCGGGGCGGGAGAAGGGAGCCTTGCCACTTCGCGCCCGCTCCTCCATTTTGTCCCACTTGTCGATGAATGCGCGAACTTCGGCAACCGCCTTCTTTGCTTTTGCTTGAACGCGCGAGTCTTTGTGCTTCAGAACTCCACGGGCTTCGTCAAGGAAATTGAGAAGGCGATTGGAATACGCATTCGTATCAAAAATCCATCCGGTATCACGCGGATTCTTCTTGACTGCCTTTTGCATGACTTGCGTCATTTGCTTCATGTCTTTTTGAATCTCGGAAATCGCAAGATCAAGATCAGAAGCCAAAATGTTGACAGGACGGTAACTGTATCCAAACCGCTCGGGCTGACCGGGCTTTCCGAAATAGAACTTGTCTTCTGTGTTCATCGTTTAAATCCGGGATCGGGGTAATCGCCTCTGTCGATGATGCGTTGCCGTGCTGCGTTATACCGCGCCAGCGCGGCACGGTCTAGAGTTCCGTCCTTGCTCACAAGCCGCATCGCTCGCGCCTCGTCAAAGGTCACGGGCATGAGTGCGCCGCGACAGTTGAAGCCGTTCGGCGGCACTAGCCCCTGCCGCTTGAAGTCCGCAGCCGTGGCTATGTAGCCGTCCATTTGCCAATGCGATCCGGGGTTCCGGCTCTTGCCCTTCGGACGGTAAACGCCACCCGGCGCGCCTCGCGTTCGGCTGTCGTGGATTTCGACTAGGCGCAGCAGCGGAGCCCACTTGGCGACGGCTGGCTTGTCCATCGCGTCGGCGGTCGCATCGTTGTAAGCCGAAGCCATGTTGGTGCGGTAGACCGTTTCCAGCCTCGCACCCGTCGTGCCGATGATGCCTTCGACCTGTGCGCGCCGAATGAACGCCGACAGGCTCCCCGTCTTGAGTCCCTTCGGCGTGTCCGCAGTCTCAATCGCGCGGGCGATCAAGTCGCGCAGCCGGGTTGCCTGCTTCTCGGTAGCACCCTTGACGCGGAACGAGCCGTCGATGGTCGCGCGAAGGGCTTCCAGCCGCTTGGACAGGTCACGAATGGCCGTTCGGCTCTCGGATTTCGCAATGCGCTCCGACAGCCTGCGCATCTGTCGCCGGATGCGCTGCACCTCCAGCCAAGAACGAGGGATGCGCCGCCGAAAGGCTTGCACGGCCTCCCAAAACACGCCCGGAGTAAATCCGGCGTTCCAATCATCGTTCGCAAAACGATCCGGCTTCTCGTCCGGCCATTCCTCGGCTTCCCATTCGGCTCCCTGCGCCTTCGCAGCCGCGTGGGCGCGAGCCACGCCCGCAAGAGCCGACAAGGTTAGCACCTGTCCTAGCGCGTTCCCGTACCGCTCCCAAGCCTCCTCGGCTTCCTCCGGTTCCTCGCGCACTTGTGCGGCTAGGGCCGCGCGATACCAGCGGGCGACTTCCCGCAGGCCGCGCCGATAGATGCGGTCGAACTCGGTCACTTGCGGCGACTTGCTGCGGTCACAATCGCTCCGATGGCTTCAAGCAAGGCATCGTTCTCTTCGATAGTTGCCTCGGACTTCCGGCCAATCGCGCTGTACTTTTCAAACTGCTTGAGGAGCATTGCATACGCAGAACGCATCTTCTGTTCAGCGATGGAGAACATCGTTTTTCGACCATGCTTGGAATTTTCCGCCTTGTATGGCGGAAGTCCCAATTTGGCAGCATCGCGCTTGTTCAGTTCCTTGCCAAACTTCTTGCGGAATTCAAGATGCAACTGCCGCCGCCTTTCTCTTACTTCTTCGAGTTTCTTCGTCGTTTCCGCCACGCGCTCATTCGCGGCTTTCACACGAGCATCCGCTTCCGCGATCAATGGCGCAAAGTGATCGTCCAATGCCTTTCGCGCTGCGGCGTGTCGAGTTTCCATCTCTGCGATGATTTCTTTCGACCGCTCGCTGATGTTCTGTTGCGCCGCCGCTTGAACGGTCTGCTTCCATTGATCGCTGGACATCGGCTTGTTGAGGTTGGCCAACTTTCCCTTTAGATCATCGATCTTTGCGCGGATGCGCTTGACCTGTCGTTCGCTCTTGCGAACCTCATCCTTTACTTCCTCGTCCGTCCCTTCGATCCGGTCGCGCCGCCGCTCCTTCTTCGGCGCGGCTGGCTTGCGGCCACCGTCCCCTTTCGATTCCTCGCCACCGCCCCCGCCTTCGCCCGCCCCGCAAGTGTTTCCGGGCTGAAACCCATCCGGCCCAATGCCACAGTTCGCGCCGTCGAACCGAGCCTTCGCGCCCCGCTTGGAGTGCAGTTCTCCGCGCCGCTTCATCGACAGCGCGATAGCCACGGCCTGATCCTGCGGGTAGCCCTCGCCGCGCAGCAGCGCGATCTTGCGACTCACCGCATCGTCCTCGGCGGCGTTCTCGTCCTTGCCCTCGGCGCGGTCAAGTTCCTTGTCCTTGCGCTTGGCCCACGCCTTGCCGGGGTCGCCGCCCCAAAGCAGCCAAGCGATGTAGCCCGCCGAATCCTCGCCCCATCCCTCGCCCTGCTTGTCCACCTCGTGCCGTGCGAAATACGAGTGCATTCTTCTTACGGTGGACGGCGAGAGCGTCTTGCGGTTCGACAGGTCGCGCGCGCGAGCCACGCCAACTTCCGTGCCGCCCCTGCCGTGCTTCTTCCGCAGTTCCAGTCCGCGACGGGCCGCGCTCGCCATCTCCTCGGTTGGCGTAAGGTCAACATCCGAAAGGGCGAATCTGTCCTTCTGAAACGGCTGGCTTTCCTCCGGCGTTCCATCGTCCTCCGGCCCCATCGGTGGGAGGTCGAGCGGGCCGGGGCCACCCATGCCGCCCTCGGCGGGAGCCTGAAGAACCGCTTCGTCATCCTCCGGCTCGGCAAGGCCAAGCACCTTGCGCGCCTCGCGCTCGCTCACGCGGCCACCCAACTTCGTGAAGGATTCGATGGCCTTCATGTACTCGTCCGGGTTCGGCTTGCTCACGCTGAACGAGAACGCGGGCGGAACGGCATCATCTCCGAAGTTCATGCGGAACAACGGCGTGACGATTTCGCGCGTGATCGTTTCGGCCAGCGCATTCGCCACATAGGTCAACTGACGGTTGAGGGTCTGCGCGTGTTGGTCGCCGATGCTGGAACCAAGCCCGCTCGTGACGGCCTGCGAAGTTCCCGTCTGACCAAGAATCACTTCCTTGATGTTCTCGGTAAGATACTCAACCATCTTAGCAAACGCTTCGGCATTGCCGCCGTTCGGCTCAAGAATCTTGATGTCGTAGCCCGCGTCCGTGCCGTCGCCGTTCTTCGGAATCAGAACCGAGACATCGCCAAGCAGGTTCTGCATGGCGGTTTCCATGTCGGCCTTCGCAGCATCGTTGCCAACCGGGTAGTTGCCGACCCGGATGCCCATGCTATAACGCTCAATGTACGTCGCCCAATTCTGTAGCGCGGCCTGCTTCAGCGACCAGTAGTACCACACGAGGTCTCGCATACCGCGACCGAGGTAGGCATTCTCGGCCTCGTATGGATCGTCAAAGTCCACACCCTGCGGCTGGAATGTGTGAAGCGCAATCGTCGCGCGCTGTTCATCGTCAAGCGGCAGAACGCGGCTATCCCAACCAATCACCGTTCCGTTGATCTTGTCGGTGTCCGGCTGCGCGCCTCCGATGGTCTGCGTGTAGTAGCGCGGGCCGACCTTCAGGCCAAGTTGCCCGAGTTCGGTGATTGTCACGCTGTCGCCGTGAATCGGAAGCCAATCGCGGACATAGACCGTTTCGCCCTGCTTGCCGAACACCATGTTCACCGCGCTCCGGCCGTACCAAAGCGCATCCAGCAGATGCCGCATGAGGTCGGTAAAGCGCGGGATGTTCTTTAGCAGTTTCTCAACGAACGCAGCCTGCTCGGCGGCTTCTTCGTCCTTCTGAAGATCGGCGGGAACCTGAACGGCCCACTCGCTGCAAGCGACCGACAGTTGCAGCATGGTAAGCGGCCCCATGATGTCGGGGTCGTAACGCATCTGCCGCTGAAGGTTTCGATCCTTGCGAAACGCAAGCGACCCTTGCCGAAGAATCTTGTTGACCGAGAGGTAGTAAGACCGCTGAAGTTCAACGGGCGTGACCAACGCCTGAAAGATTGGCGCGGTGCGAATCTGATCGGCTGCTTGGGTTTGGTCGGCTGCGTTCTGCGGCATGAGGCTCATGGATTGTTCCCGTACAGCCTCCACAGTTTCGGGCGCGTATTCGCCACCGTGGCGGGCTTTGATTGTGGATCATAACGCCGCGTTCTGCCATGCTCTAGCAAATCGCACACGACATCTACCGTATCGTCATGCTCTCCAGCAGGGAAGGAAACCATCTCGTCGCGGATTGGCTCTTGGGTCGATTCGAGCCTGCCATCCGCTCTGCATCGCAGCCGGAGCCGCCCCTGCTCGACCATCGGTTGCGCCTCGCTAGCCCGCGTGATCTTGTCCTTCGTGCGAGTCAGACGGCGAACCGGGATGCGGGTTGCCTGCTGGAGTTGCTGGCAGAGGCCCGCTTGGGGGCCGTTGCCTTCGGCGAGGATCAGAGCCGCCCCTAGACGGTCGCAGGCATCCGTAGCGCGGCGCACGAATTCGGGAAATGTCGCCTGCACCCGAAGGCACTCCAGCACCCAAACATTCGCGTCACGGTCAAGCAGCGCGATTACGCAAACGCTGTAGTCGCCCTTTTCGCCGCGCTTCTCGGTGAATGCCCAATCAATCGCCGCGACAATCGTGCCGTTGTTGCGCGCACTCTCGGGCGGGTCAACCGGGTAGTAGCCCGCCTCAAGCCATTCAGGCCGGAACACAAGCGATTCATCGGAAACGGGTACGAGTTCGTAGGCGCGCGCGTAGCCGAGCGGCCCCATTTCGCGCCGCTGCGCTGCCAGCACCTCCGGCGTAAACACCTCCGGCCACGGGCTTTCAAAGCCTCGGCACGGCTTCCAAAACAGGTTGGAATCCTCTTCGCCCGCGCGTTTCCATTCGGCGGTCAGGTCATCGGTGTGGTACGGCGTGAACAGCCTCCAAGTACGCGGCCTGCCCGCGCTGAAATCGCGCATGGGTAGCCAGTTGTTTCGCCACGCCTCCTTCACCTTCTCTCGCTCGGCGGGGATCAGCACGGAGTTTCGCAGGTCGCAAACATCGTCCCCGCACAGGAGATCGACGCGACCGCCAGCGCGGCCAAAAATGTTCGCGGCCTGCATCGTCGCATCCCGGTGCATAGACGCGGATTTCACCACGATTTCGTTGCTGCCATCCGTGGACGGGTCGGGCTTGAGCATCTTGATTTCGGGAAAGACCATCCCGTAGACCTCGCTCCGCATGATCTGCACCACCATGCGGATTTGCTCTTGCGCCTTCGCCACCGTCTGACCAATGTGCTTGATGCGAATGGATGGGTTCCGGCCAATCTCCCACGCCTGCCGAATGCCTAGTTGGACGCTCTTCCCGTGTCCGCGTGGCATTCCTACGGCTGCGTCGCCGTACTTCGATAGATGCGCCTGCATCGCCGTGTGCAGCCCAGATTGGTTGAACCCAAGCAGTTCGGCAAAGATGTCGGGGCATTCGCGCGCCGCCGCGATGACCGCGCTCGTGTCCGGGTCAACCATCCGTTCCTAACCGCTTTGCGATGATGGCGCGGGCGCGGGCCTGAATCTCGGGGCTAATCACCACGCGCTCGGTGGCTTCGCCATCCTCCAGCCGTTCCATCTTGTCCAGCGCGATTGCCGTGTTCACGCGGTCTCGGGCCATCGCGGCCAACACTTCGGCAGCCCGCAGCCTGTCGCGCGGTTGCGCCATCGTGTCGTTGAGGATGCGAGCGCAGACATCGGGAGCCTGCTCCATCACCTCATCGGGAATCTTCCACCCGTGCGTAATGGCCCGTTGCAGCAGCCGCAGGGCCGACCGCTGCCTCCGGGGCGGCTCGTTGACCACAGGCACGGAAGGCGTTTCCGTGAGGTCTACGGGCGCGGTAGCGTCGGGCTTGGATTGAATGCGTTTCCTAGCCATGCAGAAATGCTACGGCCCCGACGGAAGCCGGGGCCGCGCACCGAACAGTTCCTTTGCTCGTCAGTCCTTCTTGCCGGGAATCCATCCGGCAATCTTGGAGAGCGGGACGAGATGGCCCGCAATGTAGCCGATGGCAAAGGCGGCCACGGCTCCCCACACCGACCCAATCAGACTCTCAACCGTCGCAAGCATCATCATGGTGAAGGCTCCTTTCGTTGCCATTCTAACGCAAGCCGCTGCACCTTGCGTATCGCTTGATCAAATTCTGGGTCGGCGGCTCGTCGGGCCGCGATGACCTCCCGAATGCCCTCGGGCTTGCTCTCATCCAGCGCGGCAACGGCTAGTTCGGCCTCCTGCACTTTGCGCCGGGGCAGCCACCCGATAGCCACGCGAATCGCCGCCGCAATTCCCGTAGCGGATACAAGCCACACGGCAGCCGCGCCCGTTGCCGCGATGGCAAGCCACTTCAGCAGCCCCGACCACCACGGCTCCCGGTCAACCACACCGGGCAAAGCCGTATGAATCGCCTGCGTCCCCTTTCCGATGGCGACCGCTTCGCTTGCAATCTGCGCTGCGTCGGCGATTACCTCGGGCTGGTCGGATCGCTCGCCAATGCGAAGCGCGATGCGGTGAATCTCCGCAGCCCGCTCGCCAATGCCGTTGGCCTCTGTAGCAATACGCTCGCTAGCGGAGCAGCCGACGAGCAGCAGGCAAACAAGACACCTCACGAATGGAACGATGCAGCAAGTGCAACAAAATCAACGCTACTCACGCTTGTTCCAGTTGCCGAAAAAGACGGTGCGGGAGTTCCAGTACTCGCACATGGAAGAACAAGAATTTCCGTTGCACCCATCAACGGGAAACCGAATGAAGAATCTGCTGGCTGCACCTGACTAGTACTACCGGTATACCAAGCAGAAAACGGCGTTGCAGATGCGGAAAGCGCAAGTCGAGCATCGGCGCCAAAGTGACCGATCATCACTCGGCGAGTGCTGCTAACTTCGTGAACGGTTGCTGAAAGACCGGGAGCGTTTCCAATGGCTGCCGTCGTGCAAGTCAATCCCGAAGCCGTTCCGGTAGCAGAAATCACCTGTCCAATAATTCGCCACGCACCAAGCGAATCAAGATCGATGGCGTTGGAGAGTCCTGCGGTGACTGCCGTGTACGAGGTCGCAGAAGGATTGGAGGGGAATCGACCGTAGATGTTGAATCGCAGAGCCGATCCACTAGCCGTGGTCATCGTCAGATCAGTCACATATCCGGTCGATGCTGACAGCAAAACCTGCGCGTACCAATACAAGCACACGGTTCGTGACCATCCCGGAACCGCAAGGCGCACACAGTATTGAGTTTCGGTATCCGTCGTTCCACCCGTCGCCGTTCCATTGAGAACTTCTTGAATCGTGTTTGGATGCTCAAGAATCTTCGTTAGATCCTTGTGCGCGATGTAAAGCGGAGATGAATAACTTGCTCTTGTCGCAAGCCGAGACTGCGAACCGGATTCAAAAACGTTGAGTGCGGTGGCTGCTGGATACAGGCTCATGGCTTCCTTTCGAGTCGGTCAATGCGGGATTGGATGCTGTCGATCTTGGCCGCGTACTCGCGGTCGGTCGCGGACAGCGCGCTAGTCAGTTTCACAAGGTCAGACGTGATGGCGGCGAGTTCCTTGATGCGGTCGCCCTGCGAATCAAGCGTCGCGTCGCGGCGGCCAACGGTCAGGAACACGCCAGCGATGCTGCCGAAGAGCGCGATGGTCTGCAAACCCGACAGCAGGGTTTGGAGGCTCACTTGCTTGCCGATCTTCACTTCCGTTTCGTTGCTCATGTCTTGGCCTTGTTGGCGGATCGTAGCGACTTGCGGCGGAAGGCTAAAGAGAAAAGTGCGCGACCCATTGCGGCTGCCGCTGCCGTCACGGCTTCTTCCGAAAGTGAAGGCAGGCTAGCGTGTAAAACCTCGTGGCAGATCACTTCGGCAAGCCGCTGCTGCGTCAGGTTCCGGCGTACCCGGATGGTTGGGTGCGGCCCCGGCGGGTGATCGCAGTCGCCGAGCGCGTCGCGCGGCATCTCGCGGGCTGGCACGAGTTTGATGCGCCACTTGCGGCCATTGATCGTTAGACGCGCCTCATGTCGCACGGGTCACCTCGGCGGCTAGCCGATAGTCCTTCTGCGTCCCGGCGATATGCAAGCGCATCCAAACCGCGCCGATGGGCTTGGGAGGCAAGCCCTTCTCCAACGCCCAACCTCCAAAACCGTCCGCGTGTTCTTGCTTGTACGAACCGATGCGAACATGAATTTGCTCGTCTAGCACCACCTCGGCCTGTCCAAGAAACTGTCGGACGCGCTCTTGAGCAATGGGCACGACATAATGCGTATGCGTGTGCCCGCAAATGACCATGTTTGCATCGGGGTAAATCGCGGCATCGCGGCGAACCGAAAGCGTTCCGTGGCTCATAGGGCTTGCTCCTCCGCTGCCGTGGAAATACTTGATCTTGAAGGAGTATGAGCCGCCATTCTTTGAAATGAGCCGGAAAAGCACCCATCCGCCATATCCGCCGGAATACACGGGTGCTGGCCCCGCCGCGCTCAATCCCGCACACACCCGCTCCGTGTAGTCCACCTCATGCCGCTTGAGAATCGAATTTTCGTGATTGCCCCTTCCGATGACTACGAAACGATCTTGCCACGGGCTGTAGAACTTCACCGCCTCACGCACCACCGCGTCAAGGTAGTCGCCGCATTGATATTCAGGCCGCAAAGCCGAGCGATCAGCCCTCAAATCGAACTTTCCTTGCATTAGGCATCCGTGGTCGCCCACATCAATGCAACCACCCTTGCGCCTTACGAGTTCGTCTAGGTGCTTTTTCTCTAGTTCGTGATCCGCTTTCGCATGATCGTGATGCCTGTCGCTCGACAACAAACCGTGCCATTCAAATTGATGCGGCGTTTCGCAAAGAATGGTTACGCGATGAATGTTCCGCGCCAATTTCTCAACTGTCCAACAGGAGCCGGGGGTAATGCCATCGCGCCAATAATGGCCCTTCAATTCCTCACGAATGCGCGACTTGTCGCTTTGACGCGCGCTTGTTCCGGGCTTCTTACGCGCCATCGGCTTTGCCCTCGTCCCATCGCTTCAAGATGAGTTCAACGCGCGGGTTGCGCGGATCGACCATGAGGACGAGTGGCAGGTGGGTAAGCGCGGAATCGTCCTTGAGCAATCCAGCATCCACCAGCCCGTCGAACGTGGGCTTCAGGCTGGCTAGGCAATTGTCCTTGTCGCGGCGGCGATTGTCCCGCGCGTACCAATGCACTTGGCAAGTCGCCTCGACCCAACCGCCGTTTTCGTTTGCCTCATACATGGCGATTTGAGCAGCCGCCCACGATTCGGTTCGTGCGCGTTTATTGGCTTTGGCTTTTACGGCCCAATGTGACCTTCCGTTAGGGTTCAAAACCCTAGACGGGGTTCCAACCACAACGGTCAGGACATCGGGCATAAGGGCATACTGCCATGCACGAATCACGCGATCTAGACTTTGCGCCATCCGTGGCGGCTCCGTCATCGCGCGCCCTTGTCATCGTCCGGCGGTGGCCGGAACTTGCGCTTGGGAATCGGCTCGCACAGCGCGAACACCTGTGCCGCTAGTTGCAAGCCTTGCACGGCCTCCTGTAGGTCGAAATCCGTTGGATAGTGCTTGAGCAGTCGGCCCGCCTCATGCCTGATTTCCGATGGGATGTTCGGTACGCGCTTTGGATCGCGGAGTGCCGCGAGGAATACGCGCGTCTTGGCGATGGCTCGGAATCGTTCTCGTGGCAAGGTCATGGCGCAATCATCCCTAGTCCCTTATGCGCCTTCATGTTACCGAACATCGGACGGCTGTTTCGTCCAAACAAGTTCGATTGCGGATAGGAGTGGAACGGGGATCGCGTATGCACCTGCCAGCGGGCCGCTGGTCGTGATGCTGCTGGCTCGGATTGCTGCTCCGCTGGCTATGCCCGTGATCCACACGGCGGACGGCTGATCACGGTCTACGAGCGCGTGGATGTACCAAGTCCCCGTCTTGAGTTCTGCGGGTCGGACAATCAGGTGATACGAACGCGGGTCAGACGAGCCGCGCATTTTGCTGCCCTTGACATCAATCGGCCATCCTTCAAAGTCGATTCCGCCATCGCCAACGGTCGGGTTTTTGTCTGCCGCCTCCCGCTGACTACGCCACGGCTCATACGAACCGAATAGGAATTCGCTGGCTGCCGCATGGCATAGTTGCCCGGTCAATTGATCTTCATGCAGTTTGGCTAGTCGATCTTCGGTTGCGCGGATATGCGACCGACCGCCGATCATTGCATTCCGCGCGTAAGTGTTGGCCTGCGCGCAGACGCTTTCCGGCAGTTGAATGCGGGTTGGTCGCGCTGTCCTGCGAAGCGAATGCACTTACCGTCGATCCTTCGCCTCGTCGCCTTCACACTTCGCCAACTCATCGCGTAGCCGCTTGATCTCCGCAGCCGCCTCTAGCGCGATGCCGTATCCGTAAGCCTGCCACAGCGATTCCAGCCGGGTCACAAGGTCGCGTTCGTTCATGGCTCGGATCGTACCGCGAAGCAATCCCAACCATTGATTTCCGCCCAATCCTTCGCAAAGGGCTTGAACCTATGTCCCAATTTTGTGACGTGAAAACGGCCTTGATATTGCCATTCTTCGCACAACTGCCGCCGCGCTTCATCGCGCTCCGCCCGAAACCGTTCGATCTCATCGGCTGCTCGTGCAGCCATCTGCGCTCCGTGAAGCGTTGTGTTCATGCGCTGGATCTCGCGCAGTTCGTCAACGATGTCTTTCATGGCTTTTCCTTGAAGCAATCCCACCCACGCTCTCGGGCAATATGCCTTGCGCGGATGCGGATTTCTTCGGTTGTGGGAAGTTCGTCATCGTCATACGGTGCAAATGCCGCCTTGATGCAGATTTCGCACCTCGCCGATTCCAAAAGCACTCGCAGAGAAATGATTTCGTTGGCCGCCTCGGTGAGTAGGTTGCGCGATCCGAGTTTGTCGCTGAAACGGTCGGCGACCGCCAGCAGGGCTACGGTGATGTCATCGTTCATCGTTCTTCCTTCAGCATAGATCGCAAATCAAGGATTTCCTGCCACAATCGAAGCATGGCAGAGTTTGCGGCTTTCACATCTTTGGTGATGTAGTAGTCGCGCTCACGCAACGGCGAATCTTTGTGGCGGCAATGCGCTACGCAACTGTCGATTTCGCTGTTTTCAATTCTGCCGTGATGGTGGAACTCCCTACAGAAGCCACACCAAAATCGAGTTTGCATTTCACCATGATCGGTGACGAGAAATACGGGCCGGAGATCAAGTTCTGTTTTCATCGGTTTGCCTCCATTCGTTCAAGTGCGACATAAACCATGCCCACGGCGTAAGAACTCCATTCCTCCCGGTTGGCTGGCAGGGGGTCTCCGCCAATCGTGCCGTGCTTCCGGCAATGCGCGACGGCTTCGCGCACCATCGCAGCCGGGGCGAGAAGGATCGCGTTCCGCATCGCCTTGCGGTCTTGCTCGACTTCGTGCGTGTTCACGCCTTCCCATTGCGTGACGCGCGCGGCAGCCTTCTTCCTGTTGCGCCTAATCTCCCCCACGATTTCTTCGGCGGTCGCGTGGCTGCGCGAGAGCGTGGCGCGCATGGTCTTGCAGGCTTGCACGATGTCCTCGTGCTGAAACTCCTCCAGCACCTTCGCGGCCTCGGCGTGTTTCGCGCTGTCGGGATTTGCCCACTTGGAGCCGGGGAAGTATTCCAAAATGCTCACAGCAGTTTCGGTTCTCATGGTGTTACTCCGTGCAATCGCAAGGCATTGTCGAATCACCATACTCATCAAATAGCCTTCCTTGTACCGTGACTTGCTGAAGCATGGTTTTGTAGTTGGGGCGATCTTTGCGGAATGTCCCACCTATTGCAGACTCTTGATTGATCCACCACGCCGCCCGAGTCGGATCATGCTCTAAAACTCGTTCAGTAGCGGCCCTGCTCTTCAAAAAACAAAGATCGCAATTTCCAAACGCTTGATCTCCATTCGGCAACATCAGGTCGAAGGGCGCAACTTTCCAATAGTCCATGACTGTTTCGCGGGTTGCTCTCGCATCAGCCAAAGGCATTTCAATGTCTCTGCTGGCATCTGCTCGCAACTTTGAAACTCGTCGCATCTCGTCATATCGCAATCCAATAACCGTGGTGAAAACCTCATACCTCTGCTTCATCCACGCATTCATCGGCTTCACCTTCAAGTCGCTGGTGCAAAATCGCGCAACAGGATTTGGAAGGTAATTTCGCTTTGCAATCAGCGACGCAAATGGTTCGCCATTTTTGCTGGAGGTGTGGTAGTTGACTTCAATGAATGGCGCATCTGCCCGATATTCAATCCATGTGATCGAACACCACCGTGTCTCAATCTCATGCACGAAGTCGAGCGTGGCTGGATGCTCGCGCCCGGTGTTCGCAAACAGGACATAACCGCCTTCAGGCATCGCACCGCCCCATGCGTCGAGGATCATTCGCAGCATATAGCCGCTGGTGCGACCGCCGCTGAAGGACACATAGAACGGTGGTTCGATCTTGTACGGGTTCATGGTGTCTCCACAGGGTCAAGGTAACGCCCCTGCCCGAGCCAAGTGGCAGGGTGCGGGATGTAGGCTGCTTCGGTCTTTGCGTACTGCTTTGCCATCGCGGCGATGCGCTCGCGCATCCACTCCACCGCGTCGGCCATATCGTCAAGTTCCCATTCGGTCGCGTAGTCGCGGATTGCCCGCTCCAGCAGCGCGACGGCTTTCCGCTTGCCGACCTTGCGCGGGAACAACGCCCATAGCCGCTCCAGCGCGCCGGATGGCATCGGCTGCTTCCTCTTGATCGGTTCAATGACAGGGGAAACAGGCTCGCCGCCCTCGGCGGTGAGCGTATTTCTCTTTGTCTCTGTCTCTGATAGTGATTGTGTATGTGTATGTGTTTGTGTATGGCATGATCCAAGCATTGCATGGGCATTGCTTGGAGCATTGCTTGAAGCATTCCACCGAGCAGCAGCAGCCCGCTGCGCCTTGTCTGCGTTGCGCCTGCCCTGCTCCCGCATCTCGTTCCGCTCGCGCTCCTGCCGTTGGTTCCGGCGGCGACCGTCCGCAGTCACGGGGAACTTGTCCTCCAGCAGATGCCACGCTGGCCGGATGTCCGGGTCGAGCCGGAACAGCCGCTCGGGTTCGGCTGGCAGCCCGTCGCCTTCCCACGCCGCCCACAGAAGGATCATGTACGCGCCGCGCTCGCTTGCGCTCCATCCAAGCGTCGAGGCCATGAAATCCGTTCCCCAAAACGGCATCCACGGCGCACGGCCTCTTGCCGTTCCGTTTGTGCCATTCGTTACACTCACGCAAAGCCTCCTGCGCCCTATTCGGCGCGGCATGGGTTAGAAGCGGCTCGCCTCACGCAAGGCGGGCCGTTTCGCTTTTCATCATCCCACCGATTGACTGGATTGCAAGTCTTGCGTCCGTCCTGCCATGAGATCCTCGACCATTTGAATTCGCCGTCCTACCCACCGGGCTACCGGAACGCACCATGAGTTGCCGAGTGCCTTGTAACGCTTTGAATCCGTTGCACTCGGGATGTCTGTGTAGCCATCCGCAAATCCCATCAATCGCTCAATTTCCACAGGCATGAGCCATCGTGGATATCCGCGTGCGTCGAGTCGGAGCATTCCTTCTTCTGCTGCCATGTTGCAGCGAGCGACTGAACCGCGCGATGTAACGCATCCGACAATTTCATGCCCCTGCGGAGGTTTCGGCGTTCCATGCCCGCACAGGCTTTTGGAGTCATGTAGAACCGCTGCGGGATGTCGCCAGTCTCCAACACCGTTTCGATTGAAGCCCACGAGAAAGATTCGTCGGCGGGATTGAGGGACTCCGAAGTACCGAGCGTCCAGCACTCGGTAGCACCACCCATAGCCGATGTCGCCCAAGTGCCGGAGGAAGGTTCCCAAGTCCCGTCCTCCGTTGGAGTGCAAGGCTCCACACACATTTTCCCACACCAGCCAGCGAGGGCGTAGCCATTGAGCAAGTCGCAGATACTCAAAGGCCAGTTGACCACGAGGATCGGAAAATCCTTTTCGTTTGCCGACAGTAGAGAACGCTTGGCAGGGTGTTCCGCCTGCCAAAAGAGCGACGGTTCCGGGTTCAATGTCCCATCGTTCATGTTCTAACAGGCTCCCGTAGTTCTTGACTGATGGGTAGTGGTGTTCAAGCAACTTGCAGCAAAATGGGTCAATTTCAGATACACCGACACATTCCCAACCAAGCGGTTTCCACGCAACGGTCGCTGCTTCGATGCCGCTGCAAACGCTCAAGTACCTCAAGAGCCATCTCCCAACGATTGCAGGCGTTCTGTGGTTTTATCAATGAATCCCCGCACATCGTCTAACCACGCCTGCCGATCCTTCGGCGAGCGGTAGAACGAGTGCGCGGCCTGCTGCATCGTGAGCGCGGTAGCCGCCGTGCAGCCGATCAGTTTTGCAATACCCGTCGGCGTTGCGTTCGTGTAGTTGTGCAGCGCGTCGTAGGCGAGCCGCCGCGCGGCGACGGCATCTTTGCCGATGCCGGAACCCGGCTGCGGGAATTCAAATCCACGCGCCTTGAGTGCGGCTTCTACTGCGGGAACGACGATGGAAGGTGCGTACATCAGGAGACTTTCAGGTAGGGTTGCTTCGGCACAAGGTACGCGAACGGCAGGGTTTGCCCCTCGTCAATCGCGGCGCGGATCGCGTCCTTGTCCGGCGTGATCTTGATTTCCTCGCGCGTGAATTCCGGCGGCACATCGCCGACGATCTCTAGCGCGGGCTTGCCTCCCGGCATCGCAACCGTCGCTCGCCAGCGCGAACATTCAAGAGTCTTGAACCCTTCTGCCTGCATGACGCGCAAGACTTGGCCCTTCATCCACGCCGCTACGGCCTCGTCGCGCTTCGCCCGCTGGCGCAGCCGCTCGGCCTCGGCCTTGCGGGCTTCCGCGCGTACTTCGATCTCGCGCACAAGGGAAAGCACCTCGTCCACGCAGGCGGGCAGGCTCTCGGCCTGCCTTGCGAGGATGTCAAAATGCCCGTCCATGTCGGCGGTAAGTTCGCCCTCGCTGTCGAGAAGCATCGCCTCAAGTTCCCGGGCCGCGCCCGACGCTTCGTAAAGTCGCTGAATGGTTCCCATTGTTGTCCTTTCGTTTTGAGGATTACGCGGCACACAACACAGCAATGTCGGCCTGAAGTTTGAGCGAGGGATGAAACTTGCCACCCCACCGAACCTCTTCAACAGTCATCCACGCAGCAACCCGCATCGAATAGGCTTTGCCAAACTCATTTCCAGCAACATCAACCCGAATAAATCGAACCGTGACAATTTTGCTTGTGGCATTGCAGCGAGCGTTCTTTCGGATCGAAATCTTGCGATCAACACACTTCCATCCGGCCACCGCACTTCCATTCGTGCGCTCCATGCGATTCTTGTAGACGGTTCCAATTTCAAACTTGATGTCGCTCATTTGCGGTTTCCTTTGGTTTGGTGTCTCTGTCATGCGCCCCGCATGACTCCCGTACTTTACGCCATATCGGCCACCGCGCAAGGCTTTCTTATAGATTTCTTGCGTGATTCTTCAAATGCCGCATAACCGATAGCCGGGGCGGGACTTGCGTCAACCGCCCCGGCCTTCCGGGGGTTCAGAACGGGATTCCGTCCTCGGGCGGCACGGTCGCCGCCTCGGGCTGCGGGGATTCTACCGCCGTTCGCAGGCCGTAGAGCGTCCAGCCGTACTGCCCCTCCTGAATGAACGCTTCGACCTTCTCGCCACCCATCGCGTCCTGTGCGGCCTGCATCAAGTTCTGATCGAAGCACGAAGCCCATTGTTCCGCGTTGTCGGCCGTGCCGAACAGGATCGGCCACCGCTGGCCCCCCTTCGCGGTCGGCTTGCCCTGCCCGATCTTGCGGACGGTCAACCCCTGTCGCCAAGTGCAGTCTTTGGCTGGCCGGGATGCCATGACCTCGTTATACGCGCTAGGAGCCGCCGGGGCTCGTTCCGGGGCCGGGGTCGGGGTCGGAGCCGCCTTCGGGGCCGGGGCGGCCTGTGGGGCATCCTGCGCGGTCTGACGCGGCGCGGGGGCCGGACGGGCCGGGGCCGGAGCAGACTTGCGCGGCTCGTAGGTGCGGTCATCGCGGCGATCCATCTCGGCTTCGTCCTCGCGCGGCACAAGCAGCAGGTCGCGCAGGTAGTACCCGAGGCTGGAAGTCAACGCGCCAGCCAACGCCTTGTCGAGCGGTCGCCCCTTCTCCGGGATCGCGGGCCAAGTCACCTCGTCGCTCGCCGACTCGCCGCTGGCCGCGTGGGTGAGGATGAAGGTGCTAGTGACAACGCCGCCCTCCGGCGAGCCATCGAACTTCCACCCGGCCCGGCGCACAGCCAGCCCCGCGCCGTGCAGCACTTCGCGGCAAGCGGAAATCATGCCTTCCGCGCTGACATACGAGTAGTGATGGAACGAATTCTTCGCGTCCTTCGTCACGCTTGGAAGGGCGCGCTGCGCCGCCAGCAGGGCGGCCGAAAGTGTCTTGGTGTCGCTCATGGGTGTCTCGTTTCTCCTGCGAAGGTGCAGGCCGTCCCGCCCCCGTGGGGGCGGTGGGGCTTGCGCCGTCAGACTTGCTTGTACTTGACCGCGCAAAGATTGTTGAACTCGTCCACAGCCGCGTTCCACCCGTCGCCTGCGGTGCGGGTGTATCCGTAGTCGCTCACGATGTCGTGTCCGTTGCCACGGATCAGGATCACCCAATGAGTGTCTCCGGTCGGCCCGGTGAAGGTGAACCGTGCCTCGTCCAAGTTGTGGAACAGGTACTCCACGGGATCAGCAGGCTGCACAAACTTTTCTCCGTCGTACATTTCCAAGAACTTGAAGCCGTTGGAGGACAGGTGCGCGAGCAAGTCGGTCACGATGGCGCGTTCGATGGAAGTGATGATGCTCATGGTCAGTTTCCTTTCGGTTCGGGTGTCTCGCCAGCCGCCCCGGCTGGCATGGGTGAACTGTACCACACATCGGCTGCCTGTCAACCCATTGCCCAAAGATTTCTGAAAGATTTCGGAAAGGTTCAGGGGATGCGTCATCTATAGATAGTCTGCCCTGTCTCAAGAAATATTTTGGAAATCCTCTAGTGTGGGGTTGACATAGGCCGAAGATGGGGTATCATGGAAGCGTGGTCGGGGCGACCACACCGAGCGGCCCGGACAGGCCGAGGAGATACCAAGATGCGAGACCTGCTTTACAAAGTCACGGGAACGATCATGGGCAAGCGGATTACGGAACGAGCGCAAACGCTTGAAGAAGCGCGAGCCATTGTCTGCGATCTCGACACGGGCAACATTTGGTATTTGAGCGTGCTTGGTCGCGTGCGCGTAGAGACTCGCAAACAGGCCGTTCGCAACAGCGAGAAGGGCGGTACGCGATGAGCCGCACGATCACCCTGAAACTGACGCAGAAGGAAGCCGATGCGCTTTGCCACGCTGCCGGAAACAGCCTGAACTCCGATCAAGACGATTTGATTGGGTTGTTCAATGAGGATCAAACCGCGATGCTGGCTGCCGTGCGAGCGTTGAAAAAGTTGCGCGCCGCAATCAATGCAAGAGGTGCGCGATGAAGCCCCTCACCATTCGCGGAACGGTCGATCAGTTGGTGAATCACAGCCAATGCGACGATTACGAATTGTCGCAGCGCATCCGGCAATGCTGCGACGCGGCGTTCCTGCTCGGCGGATTGCTGCCCTCGCAATGCGAAGCCATTCACATCCTGCGAGCCGCCTACCGGATTGAGGATGAGGCGCGGGAATGCGTTCGCAAGTGGCAGGGGCGCGGCCCCGGCCCCGAGGTGGAGGATGCCGAAGCGGCTGCGCTCGACGCAGCAGACGCGGTAGCGGAAGCGGAGGATCGGTTCCTTCGCCTGTGCGGAAAACTCAAGTTGGAGGTTCCCGATGTCATCAAGTGACCGAATCGAACTGAAGGCAGAGCGTGGATGCGCGATCTGCCGTGGGGTGGGCGAATTCAACGAAAGCCACGGCCCCGGCCTCTCGGAACGCATGGTCTGCGACTGCGTGTTCCGAAACGCGCCACAGGATGCGACCAGCCAAGCGCGGATCGACGCGGGCGAATTCACCATCGTTTCCGACCTGCCGCCGGAGCCGCAAAGCGCAATTTGGGAGTACGGCGATGAGTGAACGCATTCGCACAATCCCCATGCGTTCGCCGCTGGATGATCGCCGAAACGGCTTTCATTTGCTCAATGCGCGCGGCCCGATCCGCACGATGGAACAAGTCGCGCAACTCACGGGGTTGACGTTTGAGCAGGTGCGCTATTGCGAGGAAACGGCGTTCACGAAGATGCGCGCAGCCTTGAGCGCATGGGGCTATCACAAGGAGCGCGCATGACCGCCAACGAACTGTTTTGCTTCCTTTGTGACGAGAAGTGGGATGATCTTTCGCACGAAGAACAGGAAATCGTTGTTCGCGTGATTACGGCTTCAAACGCCGAAGGGGATGCGATGAACGATGCGTGGAATCGCTTTCAACGGCTGGATATTCCGCTGAAGGATTTCCATTGCGACCGCTGCGCCGACGCGCGAGCGGAGCGCGAGGAAGCGGAAGCGGAAATGATTCGTTGCCTCGGACACCTGTGGGGAAAGAAATGACCTACCGAGACACCAGCCGAGCGGCCTACGCGACGGCCAGCATTGGAGAGAACGAGCAGCGCGTACTTGAGTTTGTGCAGACCGCCGGGGCGCACGGGGCGACCTGTGACGAGGCGATAGCGACGCTCGGTCTACCGCATCAATCCGCTAGCCCCGCCTTCACCGGGCTTGAGCGGAAGGGCTGGCTGGCGCGCACCGACCGCCGCCGCAAGACCCGAACCGGAGCCGAAGCCGCCGTTTATGTTTTCACGGAACCCGGCACTTTGTTCTCAAGCCCGAAGGCAGGCCGTGCCGATTTATACCGAGCCGTGGTTCGCGCAGCAATTCGCGCGAGGCAGACAGGGGATTGGATGGCGTTCGATTCGGCCTATGGCGCGTTGCCGCAGGCCGAGCGAAAGCGAATCATCAACGGAGACACCCGATGACAACTCTGCACCTGACCGAAAACCAACTCACCTTCCTGCGAACGCAACTGCAACTGTTTGCGATGAACAACCCGCGCGACAGTTGGGAGGCCGAAATCATTCTTGAGTTGCTCAAGCCTGCGATCCCGAGCGTTCGGCAGCAGTTGGAATCCGTGTTTGCCGACCTCTACCCCGCAGGAGGCCGCGAGTGAGCCAGCGCGCACAAGACCCGCACTACCTCGACTTTTGGTTGGGGTTTGCGTTCGGATCGCTTGGCGTTGCCGCGTTCATCGCGGGAGCATGGGCTAATGGATATCTTCGGAGCCTGATCCCATGACCCCGGCCGATACCGCGCTCGACATCCTGAACACCATTCCCGAGTTTGTTCCCTGCTGCGATCACAAGCAAGAGATATCCACTCGCACGATGGCCGCGCTGCGCGATGCTGTTCGTAATGCGGTTGAGGAGGAACGCTTGCTGCATGGTCTGCTACATCGCCTGCGCCCGCTTGCAGAAGCGCACTACAGCCGAATGCAAGGCGAGGCGGACGCAAACCCCAACACCGTTACGGAACATTGGGTTGGACAGGCTCGGGAAATCGTTCACAGCATCAACGCGCGGATAGGAACCCCAAATGATTGAAGTGCTTGTTGGCAGCGTGATTGTCGCGCTTGTGTTGTGCATCCTCATCCTGCTATCGCAGCGCGAGCCAGCCATGCGCGTAATCTTGCCGGGCGATCCAATGCACCAGCAAGGCGCATCGATGCTGGAGCATTCAATCCCCGCCGAGGCAACTCACGTTGCTTGGATCATGCACGGAGAGGGCGAGGCTGGACGGGTGCATACGCTTTACCTCCAAGACCTTCAATCCCTGCGCCGTGAGGTGCTGGAATCGCAGTCCGCTTGGGGACCGATCATCGCTACCTCGCTGGAGTTGGAATGCGATATTCGTTCGCGGGGCTGCGTACCCGTCAGCGAAATCCTGTACGTCATCGCTCGCGTTGACAATGACGGTACAGAACGGTGGCTATCGCGCTCGCGCACATGGGTGGAGCGTTGGCACGGAGAAGCACAAATCTACGAAGTGTTTCCGGGACAGACGCGCTAACCCGCTACAATCCATCACGCGGAGCCGCCCCCCAATACGCTCCGCAGTTGGTGTCTCTCCCCGGTTGCCTAATCCGCAGCCGGGGATTTTCTTTATGATTCCTGCATGGCAAGGATGCCGCGACCCAAAGCCCCGCCCGACCTGATCGCAATGCTGGATGACACTTGCTTCCTGTTGAGAGAACGCAGCCAGCCCGACCTAGCGGGCGATCTTGAAGCCCTCTACGACGCAATCCGCACGATGCTGGAACTGACTCGACATGGCGACTGCCTGTTCGGTGACGAGATCCGAAACATCCTGCAAATCCGCCACGCGCTCCGGCCGCGAAGAGGCACAGACCTCGATCCCATGCGAGGCAAGCGCAAGGCGCGGCGCAGCCGCCGACGCTCGTTCAGATAGTCACCAGCGAATCGGACAGCGATGGCGTGGATGAAACGGGCAGATAGATTCCCTGCCGCTCAAGTCCGATGTATCGCGCAAAGCCAGCCATGAACTTCGCGTTGGTGATGTAACTGTTCCCCGTCGTAACGGTGAAACTGTCCTCAAGCGCGTAGTCAATTGTGCCGGGATAAATCACCACGCTCGGGCCGCCGGGGTAGACGCGCGACATTGGAACAAGCACAAGTTCATCGATGATGAGCGTATTGCCGCTGCCAATCGCCGTCGTGCTGTAGATGTCAAGGTAAACGGTAGTCGGAACCGCGCTCTTGGCAATGCTGAAGGTCGCCGACGAGACAGCGTAAGACGTGGTGACGCTGCTCATGTTCAGCGTGATTTCGCTGCTGCCCGTGATCGTCGTACCGCTGGAATTGCGAAGGCCGATCTTCACCACACCCGTCGTACCCGCCGCCGTCTTGCGCGCGTAGCAGATCAGCGCGTAGTCAGTCTCGGGCTGGATCGTCACCGGGGTGCTGTTGCTGTACGCCAACTGCTGCCGGAGCGTGGTAAGGGTCGAGCCGTCGCCAACCATCGACAGGGCATACGAGCCACGAGCCGGAACGCTGGAACGAAGCACCTGCGTCCCCGCCGCGCCAACCGTGATCGTCCAATTCGCGGGCGTGTTCGTCGCCCAATTCTCAAACGCGCCGTTTGCGATAATGCTGCGCCCCGACTCGCCCGTGGGGCTGTTGATCGCCGCCGGAGTCGCCGTGATGTTCGTGCTGATGCCGCTTCCTCCCGGCCATTCCGTATTCCCGTAGCCATAGGCCGCAGGGCTGGACAGGTTGAACGTGGCCGCACCGAAGTTCAGAACATTGCCGGGAGCCGTGCAGCGAGCCGTAATGGTTTCGGCAAACATCTCTTGCAGGTAATCCGTGCTGGCGGGTCGATACGCACGAACCAGCGCAGTACCAGTTCCAAGATTGCTACCCATCGAAACACTCGCCGAACTCGTTCCCGCCTTCTGAAAAGTTTCAATCTGAATTGTCATGGCATCGCGCAGGCCGCGATATGCCGTGATCATCGACCCATCGTATAGATCGCCCTCAATGCGGATCGTGTTGAGAATCAGGCTGTTGGCTGTCTGCTGAATGAGCGCGTAAGTCGATGCGCCGATGGTGTTCGGCATTCCGTTCTTCGGATTGGCCGCATTCAGAAATCCAGCCACCGCATCCCGATAATCGGTTCCGTCAAACTCCTGCAACAGCGATCCAAGATTCGTCGTGTAAAGCGGATCCATCTGCGTAGCAATGGACTCGCCGTATCCAAAGACCTTTCCGAGTCTCGTCGCAAGTGCGGTGAGATCGACCGATGAGAGCGTAGGCATACGGGCATGATAACGCCCGATTCACCACTTTCCGATAGGACAATGCTCCGTCGCCAACCGAACTTTCAGCGCGGAGAAGCAGCCGCATTTGAGGCAGCGCGTTCCGTTGAAATGCTCGCAGCCGCGACAGATCGATAGGCGGCGTTCGGATTCAACATCCGTGCCGGATACGGTCAAGGCCGTAAGCACCTTTGGCACGGCGCGAAGCAGTTTGACTACGCCTTCGCCGTCCTTGCCTTTGCGGTGTTTGCATTGCCCACACACGCCGAAACTCGGCTTGCCGCCAAAGTGTCCTTCTTGACAGCAGCCGCCATCGGCTATTCCGCATGAATTCCAATGGGTGCAGTCAATCACGATACGGACATGGTTGCATCAGAAAGCCGACTCAAACCAAGACATTCGTCGCAGGTCGTTGGATCGCAATTTCCAAACGCGCAAAGACATTGCCCGCTGAATCCATCGCCAGCGGTTATCCCGCAGCACGTTGATCCGATCCAACATCCATTCGGATTCCCGCAGGCGATAGCCGGACCCCAATTGCCCGGACCTCCCAGCCACATCATGCCTCTCGCGTTTTGGATTCCGCACGATCCGCATTGCGCGTTGATGTTCTTGAATGACGCATTGATTGGTTCAAAATATGGATTCACTTCGCCGGGATCGGGAACCCATTCAAAAAAACCCTCGCCGCATCCGGTGAGAGTTACGCCCGCCTCAATGTGGCCGGACACCGAATAGGTTCCCGCAGATCCATAGCACTCCGATAGAAAATCGGTGTGTGCAATATGCGATCCCGACCCGGTTCTTCCGCTGTACCTGCCAGCACCACCCAAAGCGGTTAGCGAGAATGTCGTGAGAATTCGGAACTCATTGCAGGGGCTTTCCCTGCGATTGTTTCTACACGCGATGCTAAACGATCCGCTGATGATTACCGCCGAAGGAAACTTCGACGGATCACACGGAGGGCCGCCGCCGCCGCCATCGCCGCGCCGCTTGCAGCAACAAGAACGGCGCAGCAGCGCACTCACGCCCCGACAACTCCAGCAGCCACAAGGCTCAAACTCGTGTCATCCTGCGCGAAGCCGCGAAGTTGGTGACCGTCCGGCACAAGCACATTCGACAGCGTGACGAATGAGTGCGCGCCAACATCGTAGTTGAACAACAGGTAGTCGCCGTGCGCCAGCGCAGCCGTACCGCGCACAACGCCAAGAGTGCAATTCTTTGTACTACCCGTCGCGTTGCAAATCGTGAGCGTCTTGAAGAACAGCGCAGCCCCTTCAAGGCCTGTGCAAATTGGCGTTTCGACCGATGTCAGCGCAAATCGGACTAAGGAAGGCTGGCTCATGCCCCCATGATATCGTCAACAATCTGCGAGTCGGTCGGCTTTGCCGTACCCGAAACACCCATGTACGGCCACGGGCTAGGCGCAAGCGTGAAGGTCGAACGGGCACAGGCGACATCCACACCCGGCGGCGCGAACAGGTAGTAGGAGGTGAACCCCGCGCGGTTGAACACCTCGTAGCAGATTCCGTACCCGGCTGGCGCGGTCGGGTAGACCTGATCCAGCGGCGTAACGCCATCCGATGCGGTGGCCTTGAACTGAAGTTCCGTGCCGTCCCAAGCGATGCTCGGAGCCATTGGCTGCCCGTTATCGCTGCGGTAGTTCATCTCGCAGATATTCAGGGCGTAGCCCTCGGCGCGGCCCCAACCCAAAGCATCCTGCTGCGCGAAATACATGGTCGCGGCATTGATGTCCGGCACAACCTCGACAAACTTGTAGAGGTAGATGAACGGAAGGTCGCCGGGATTCGATGACGATTGGAGCGAAGTGCTAATCTGCGTGGCTGGCTCAAAGCGGCACAGGAACGCGCGCTTGATGTTGTTCGACTCGCGGCGGCGAACGGTGATGTTCTGCGTTCCCGTCATGGTGAACGCGGTGACATTTGGCCCGCCCGAAACGCGCTTGACCGTCGCCCCGTGCGGATAAAGCAGCGGGTGCGTGTTCTTGCCGGACAGGCGATACCTGACCGTCATCGTGGAGTCAAAACCGAACTCGACCGTTTCGTGCTGCAAGCCCACCGATGGCGTGTGCGACCGTTTGTTGCCGCTCCAATAGGTCGGCGGCATTCGGTTGCATACAAGGTCGCCATCAACAACCGCCCGCAGGCGGGCCATACGCTGCTCGTAAATCGTCCTGCGCTTTAGCAGGGTCACGGCAAGCCTATCGACACTCGTAGCCGTAGGATCGCTTGGCGGGCGCGTAATGCTGCCGCTGGAGGTGCTAACCGGGTTCGCCTTGAATGCCATCGCCAGCGAGCCAGCGGAATAGTTCCACGGCGCATATTCGTAGAACTGCGCTGCCGTGGACTGCTGGCCGCCCATGTTGCCGGGAGCCGTTCCAAGTCCGAAGGTGGTGAATTGCCGACCGTAGACATCCTGCCGCTCTCCGGGGAGCGACACAATCGGCGTACCCGGCGGATAGTACGAGCCGATGAAGGCCGGAATGTGATCCTTGATTTCAACCGACAAGTGCGCCGGGGTCTGATCGCTCGTGTGCCAAATCATCGGCGACCGAGTGTTTAGGCCCGTCACGAACTTCGTGCTAATGAACCCGCCCTCGGTCGTTGCGCTGCGGCAGTCAACGAAGTGCGCGTAGGTTTCAAGATCGTCCAGCGTCTTGGCATCGCCATCATTGCCGTACTCATACGGGCCGATGGTCGAGCAATACACAGACTCATGGGACACGATGACGGTGCGAGGAACGTCAAGCGTCAGGCTATTGATGTAGCCCGCAACGCGATGAACCTCCATTTGCTCAAGCCATTCTTTCAGGCTTGGCGTGTCGTACTTTTCTGACTCTAGCGCGGCCAATTGAAGCATGAGCGTGGACGCTGAACGATCCCACACCCACACCGCGCCAATGCGCTGCGCCAGCGCATCAAGTGCCTGCCCAACGCTCATGCCCCGAAAGTCGAGGTTCACAAGGTCGCCATCATCGACCAGCGGCACGGGCGAAGCCGCAACGCTCGCATCCCAATTGATGCGGCTCAACTTCAACCATCCTTGACTCATCCGCTCAACGGTCGATGCGAACTGCTCTAGGATTTCGTCAAGCCCGTAGGGAACCTGCACATGAGTCGGCGCAGCAGCAAGATTCGCAATCGGGATTGCGCTGCTGTTGATCGTGCCGGAATTGTCCGGGTCATTGTTGAACGTGCCGAACCCGACCTTGCTGACTGCTGGCGGATACAGATAGGTCAGTTTCACCGTCTGCGCCTCAAACGCAATCGGCGTTTCGGCAAGCATATTGAAGCAGCCCGACGCGACCGGGCCACCCACGACGCGGTTGCCAGCGGCATCCTTGAAGAAGCCGTCTACCGTGCCGCGCCCGACAATCTGCGACATGGAGTACGCCCCGAACAGGCTTTGCAGCGCGTAGCGGTAGTCCACGAACTCAATCACGAATAGCGCGTGATCGCCCAACCGGGGCCGCCCGTTTTCCTGCACCTCGGGCTTCGCGCTTGCGCTGCGTCGAAGTTCGCGGATGGAAGTCGGAATGAGGTGATTCCAATGCATCCAGCGCGGCGTAGTCGAATTGAGCGGAGTGATAGATGAGGCCGTACCGGTCGATCCGGTTGAACCATTGCCCGCACCGGTTCCCGTGTTCGGCCCCGATCCGTTTCCGCCGCCGCCGATCTGTGTACCGTCACCGCCTCCACCCGCAAGCGCAAGCGTGCGCGATCCCTTGCCGCCGACGCTTTCCGCGATTGCAGTCAGTCCGCTTGCGGTCACTTCGTCTTGACGCGCTCCCGTTCCATAATTGACCGCGCCGCCCACGGCCGTATCGGATACGGTTTGCTTTGCATCCGCTGTAACGCCCTGCCCCTCGCCGCCACCCGGATTCAAGTTCTCAAAGTCCACGTCAAAACGTGTCGATGGAATGATGGATGGCAGCGGCAGCGGGTTTGGCTGGATCGGGTTGTAGTAAACCGGGGTTTCGCCCCCCTGCGGCTCAAGCAGCCACAGTTCCCAAAGGTTTGAGTTCGCGTCGAACGAAGGGAACGTAAACGCCGGAACCACGCCCGGATCATCTGCGCCCGTCGAATACACCAGCACCTTGATACGCGCGTGGTCAGACGCACCAACCAGCGGCGTGTAGGCACAATTGATCTCCGAAGGATCGTAACCCGCCTCAACAAGCAGGGCATCAATCTCGGGAGTGCGTCGAACAATGAACCGCGCAAGGTTCGGCTTCGCATCTCTGATATAGCCAACGATGCCCGCCATTAGCCCTCCGCGACATCGCCGGATTCGTAATCGTTGCCGATGTAGTCTTGCCGCTGCACCGTGCCGTCCTTGTTCTCGCGCAAGTCCATGCGATTGTTGCCCGTGACGGGATGACGGCCCGTTGGGATGCTTGTCGGCGACCAAACCACGCGCGTGAGCGTACCCGAAGGCTGGCCGTCGCCGTTTGCTGCGAACGGAATGCCGGAACTCGGCGAGAAGGTGTTCGGGCTGTTCCAAACCGAAACCTTGATATCCCGTTCCGCATGAATGGCAAACAGCCTGTTTCCGCTTGCATCCGGCGGCGCGTCATTGATCACGGTCTTTTTCTTCAGCACCACAAACGCCTCACCGCACTTGGGCCACGGAATCGGCATTGTCGCATCGCGGGTGATCATGTCCACCTCTTGATGAATCACGACTTCCGGCAAGGCAAATTGGAATCCGTACTGAATGCCCCAGCCCATCGGCATGATGAAGTTGTTGTTGGTTTCCTCATCAATGTACTGCGATGACTCGTAATGAACGACCTTCTTCGCATCTTCATCCAACTGCGGATCAGGCTTATTGTCCGCTGGCTTTGTGATTTTGTTGCCGTTGGAACTTTCCAGCGGTTGAGGTGTTGGGGTTTCCTCGGTGACAACATTAACCGCATTGTCTCGGATAGTCGGCACATAATAAGACCATGAATCGATTGATGTGCAGGGATCAAAACGAAATTTTGGCGCGATGCTTTTAAATCCCCTTTGATTTTCCGTTCCATACGGGTCTCTTTCAATAAACTGCTGCCCCGTATCAGTCGGCCTCGCGAACAGAACATAGTAAAGCCATTCATCTGTGGAACCTTGAGGCTCAAACTTTGCTGCTGTTGGAGTTCCAAGCGCGACGATTTCAAGACCAACCTTATTCTGCTTCAGAAGCGATGGCTCGCTAATCTTGAAACTCTGAATGATGTCGGGATAGGGCGGCAGGAATCGAATGCGCGTGAGCGCAACATCCACGCAGGACATGAACAGATCATTCATGTTCCTTCCGGGCCGCCCAACCAATTCAATTCGGAACCTCTTCGTTCCCTGAAAATTAGAATCCGAGATTCCTCGTTCATAATCAAACGAGCCATCGCCGTCGTATGCTGGAGTGGGAATGTATTGGTTTAGTTGCGTGTCCTCGATTTCAAATGCAAGTGTCAACTGATCTGCCGAGACATAGTAATTTTCGCGCGTGCGCTGGTAATTATTCGGGATGTCTCCGGCAATCAATCGTCTATATAAATCCGCATTGTTCGGAAGATTGGTCGAAGCCAATCCCCCTGTTGGATTTAAAGGATTGCCGTATGGATTGAAAGAATTGGTGGAGGCAGATTGTTGAGTAACAAAAGTTGTTGGTACGCTATTTGCGGCTGAAACTCGAATAAACCCGCGTCGCGTGATTGTTACAGCCCCCTCGGCATTGATTGTGTGCGTTGTTACTTGTTCAAATCGCTGAATACCCGTTGAACCACATTCAAACCAATTGAAGGTGAATGAGACGAGGAACGCCGCTGTCGCGTTGTTGCCAGCAATTTCGGTAACGGAAATTTCGGGCAACGGGCCATTCTTGGAGTCAACAAGCGCATCAGCACCGTTGGCGAGCGTTGTCCATGTTCCGGCACCGCTCTGATCCTCAAATTGAATTTCAATTTTGCGGCCCGGCCGAGTGAGCGTTTCCTTTACGGATGCAAGCGTGGTTGCAAAAGCACCGCGCAAAATGCCGATGCCCTGCATGGTGTGCTTGCGCCCCGTTCGATTGAAGTTGTCGCTTTCAAATTCGTTGACGGTCGCAAACGAAAGAATCTTGACATTGGAAAGTTCAAGATCGTTGTACTTTAGTTTTGCCATTATGGATATCCACCCAATCGACCAGCGCCCTTTGTTTGATAGAAAGGATTGACTCCCTTTCTCCGACTCCAATTCGGCGAACTAGACGCGATTTCTCGCAACTGTGTGCCGACCCAATCAAGTCCGCCGGATGCCTGTGGGGAGGTGTTGTTGTTGATCGCTCGCAACTGTTCAATTGACTTGTTGGTCAATTCGGCAAGTTTGCCAATCTGCCTAACAAGATCGGACAAACCCGTGTCCGGAATATTGTCGGCAACTGCGTTTGCTATAGCCAATCCAAGTCCAACATTTCCGCCCAACGCGCCGCCAATTGCAGCACCGGAAACTGCTTGCAATGCACCCGGAGCCGCAAGAATGCCCGCAAGCGCAGCAACGCTAGATAGCACCCGCGATATGCCATTCAACAACGCTTCTAGCCCCATATTCACAACAGTCATCAACTTGTTCAGCGTTGCAAGAACCGCACCAGCAATCAAACTAATGAGCGTTTGAAACAACAGCCGCCACGGCTGAAGCAGTTGCATGAGTTCTCGATACCAGCGCAGAATCATCGCGTACAGGGGGCCAAGCACCTTCGCCTCCTGAAACTGATTCGACAGGTCTTGCATCTGTTGCGCGACATTTTCCATCAGGACATCAGGAGAGAACTTGCCGCGCTCGCGGATTTCCGAAACGGTCGTGTTGACGAAGTTTTTGATCGAATCAACCGCAGCAAGCACATTGCCAACGATCATCTTTGCGATGGCCGTGAAATCTCCCATCGCCGCGCGCATTGTGTTTGCAATGCTGCTGCCCATGTCGGGCATCGAAATCTTGGTAGGCAGCGGCCCCGTGGTATCGCCAGCCGCGCCACCGGGCGCGCTCGGGAAGCGAATGTCGATATGTCCGAGTTCTTCAGCCATCGGTCATCAACCTCACCATAGTTCGGAATTGCGCCGCCGCGCTGGCGAGGCCCGCCACCTCGTCATGCGTTCCGTTCTCAAGCCGAAGGAAGGTCTGCGCCTCCGTACCCGTGTTTGGCTTGTAACCAATCAGACGATCAGCAGCCTTGACCGCCCACACGAACGCGCCCTTCGGGTAGCCGCCCACCGGAGCATCGCCGACCATTCGCTTCTGAGAACGCTCGCCCTGATCCAACTCCACCTTGACCACCGCATGAACCTTGTATTCAAAGGCCATGACATTCATGCTGGAGTACTCGCCGATGGCCGACAAGTTCAATGGCTCAATCTGCAAGTTTGGAACGGCCGCGTCTTGTAGGCGAAGTTTGTCCACCACCATGACGCGATTGCTCGCCGTGACCGCAGCAGGATCAAAGAGATAGGTCAGCCGCACCCGGATTAGGTTCAGCACCGTTTCTAGGGTTGTGCTGGCTGTGATGCTCACGGGATGCAGGAGTTCGTAACGGTCGGCGGTGTGCCGGAAGCCGTGGTCGGAAGTTCAATCCCATTGGCAAACGGCGCAAAGAACCGCTCGGTATACGACAGAACCGAAGAGGCATAATCGTTGCTGATTGACACCGTGATACGGTCGCCAATGCGCCAATTCGTGCTGCCGTCAATGAGTTGGAAATACTGTCCGTTTGTTCCGTACTGATTCGGCACGAACAGAAACGCGCAATCAATCGCAACGGTCACGCCACTATCAATGTTTCGACTGATATACACAACCATTGATTCTTGCGGCGCAGTCCAATCGTGCTGATACGACGCGGTGTAAAGCGTCCATGTGCTTCCGGCAGCGTTCAAGGCACTTGCCGTAGCAGTCGCCGTTGCATACCCACTACCCGAAGATGTCTGCAACTGCATTTCGATTGGCTGCGTTACGGTTCCCGAAACCTTCTTTGCCCAAAATCCAAAGATCACGCGCTTACCGGGGCCAAGCGTCGTAGTGCTTGTGTTTGTTTGGAACAGAAGGACGTTTGCCGTACCGTTGAAGGAAATCGCTGATGTCTGACGGAACGGGCTGGCGGTGTATTGCGAGAATGCCGCAGTAGTACCCGCTCCAATCTCCCAAGAATCCGGTACTCCCGCAGTCCATGTTTCAAACGAACCATTGGTAAGTACGTTTGGGCCGCCATCGTAATCCGTGGCGTTGATCGTAGTATTGATGCCCGTACCACCCGGCCACAGACTGTCGTTGATGTTTGGATAGGCCGCGCTGCCTGTTACGCGAAACACCTCTTGCCCGGCTGTCGCGCCCGTCGTTGTGTCGCCAATGCACTCAAATTGAAGCGCATCGGTGCGACTCATTTGCGACGGAATGCTATGCAAAATCACCGTTCCGTTGCCCGTTCCGGTAACGGTTGGCGTTCCAATAGTGATCGTGTTCTTCAGAAGCGTCGTTCCGCCCGCTCGCATCTGTCGCGCGAGTTCGGTCATTGCTGGGATCACCTGCTTCGGCACGTTTGCATTGTCAGCGTTCACCATCTCGGTCAGCGTTTTTCGCGCACCAGCGACTGCATTGGTTAGCGTTGCATCGGTTGAGTTGTAGATGCCGAGGAACTGATTCAAGATCGGCGTAAACATGAACCGCGTAGCGGCGGTGTATTGAGCGTCAAGATTCGTAGCGCGCGTGACGATGGCAGCGCGAGCATCCAACTGCGTCTTGGCGATTCCGAAATGCCCGCCAAGTCGGTTGTAGAGGGTTGTGAGGCTAACGGTCATCGCGTGTTCGCTCCCTTCAGTTGCTCCATCAATTCCCGAACCTGACCCTTCGCATCGGTCGGCATACCCATGATTGCAATGCGGATTTCGTTAGCCGATTCCTTGTTTCCTAGCGCGCTGCCAATCGCCATGACCTGCGGAATGGCCTTCCAACCCTGCGCCGCTCGCAGATTCATCATGGCCCCGAGGGCCGCTTCCTTCGGCATGGCATAGGGTGACACGCCGTAGACCGCCATGAAGATGCTTACGGCGCGAGTGCTTTTCCCAACTGCTGGAGCCTCATGCTGATCCGAAGACCAACAGCGAGGGCTTCCGCGTCGGAAAGAGTCGCCGCCTGCTCCGCAGGATGAAGGCACTTGCGAATCGCGGCGATGATGTGCTGATTGTTTGGCTCGCTGCCCGAGAGGGCGAGTTCTGCCATGACAAGCATCCCATCGACCGTGAATTCCTTCGGGCCGACCGTTACGGTAAGGTTGAAATCGTCAGTCATGCAGCGATCCTATCACGACTTGGTATAGATGGCCGATCCAGCCGTGCTAGGCAGGATTTCAAACTTGAAGGCCGCGCGAGTCGGCTTGTTGCCCGTGTCCTTGACCGTGTGCGTAATCAGGCGGCAACGGTCAACGGTGTAGGCTGGCGCGTTCGCAATGTCCGGCGACACCTTGAACGAAACAAGGTTCGTACCGCTGCTCGGGATTGCCAGCGCGCCGACCTGTGGAAACAGGAATCCGGTTCCGGTTCGCGCATCAAGAGCCTGAAACAGATTGGCGAGTTCGGAGGGGTCGTAGGTAACGAGCGTGAACGAAACAAACGCCGTTGCGCCCATCAGAATCGCGTTAGCAGGATTCTGACCGAGTTCGTTCGTGTAGATGTCCTGATACTTGTATTCGATGTCGATGCTGAACAGGTCATCGTTATCCGCGCGACCAAAAGCAGCCGTGGGAGTGGTTCCGGCAGTACCCCAAAGGATTTGGTGCGGGCCTGTCACATTGAGGATTGGCGTTCCCATAGGTCATTACCTCCGTTTGCAGTTTATCGTGCGCCCAATGCTCGGGCGATAGTCCGTGCCACCTCGGCGCGGGCTGTGTTTGTCATGGCGAGAATGGGGCGCGCCGGGACGGTCACGCCCGATTTCGCATAGGCATATTCGTGCCGCTTCAATGCCTTTGAATCGCGTCGAACGGCTGCGCGGGTAAACGGAATGAAATTTGGCCCGCTCGTGGTGAAGCCGTGATGCTGATACAGGCCGTACAGCGGGGCCAGCAGCGTAAGCCGCACCCCGTCACCGATAGCCGTCATCTTGCTGGTCAGGCTTCGGAACAGGTTGCCCGTGTCATAAAGCGGCGTACCGCCAGCCCTGTAGTGGCTGATCTCTCGCCGCCGCTTGCCCTTGCCGACCGTGATCTTGGCCGAGTCGGCCCACAGGGCCGCGTAGCCGCCAACATCGCTGCCACGCGACTTGATGCGGGCTTGGGCCTGCTTCACGAGAATGCGACTGACATCCGCTTCCTGAAGCCGCTTCAGCAGGATGTTTCGCACCTGTGCCTGCATCAATACGCCTGCGTCCGCCTGTTCGGGAAGAACGAGCCATCGGCGTTCATGGCAAGGCTGCCCCGCGTAGAGGCCATAATGACCTGTACGGTGGCCGTGCCTGCGTCCCGCTTCGTGTCCACGGCAAAGACCCGCTTGCCGTCCCGAAGGTCTCCTAGCCGATCCTGCGCCCTATTGGCCTTCGCCTTGACGCTCTCGGGAACATCGCCGCCGCGCCTCTCAAACAGGAAGCACAGGGCAAGGTCAGCCGTCAGGCCGAGAAGCATTCCGTTGTTCGCCGTCGCCAGCGTTTCAAGTTCGGACACCACATAAGCGTTCGACCGGGTAGCCGCGCTGGCGATCTCCTCGCTAGCCCGCTCAATCGCAGCGGCAAGCACGCCCGTGCTGTCGGTCGAATAGTCGCCGTCCGTGGCCGTGTCGCTCACGAGTTCGTTCAGCAGTCTGATATCAACGTACTTCTGCATTTCCGAAACGGACATGAAGGGGTTCATGCGTGTCCTCCAAGAAAGAGGGCCGCCCGGTGGTTAGCCGAGCGGCCCGTGAGTTGCTGCCGTAAGGGCCGCGTCAGGTCAGCAGGTCAGCCACATAGACCGCCGCGAGCGGGGCCGTCAGGGTGATGCTGCTGTTGTCGGTCACGCTGCCGCGAACGCGACGGTTCCACGGATCCTCAAGAGTCTCCACGGTCATGTCCTCGTAGGCGAACACCGACAGGGTGCTGAAGGACGGGCCTTCATTGCCGACGAGACCGCCGGGACGGCTCACGAACGCGATGCTCGGAGCAGTCTCCGTTCCGTAGAAGAAGCCCACGGTCTTGGCCGAACCCTTGCGGTTGGTCACGCGCACCGTGTCATCCACCACGACATTCACGCCGAACATCTGCGACGGCAGGCCGTAGGTGGCAAACTGCTGGTCACCCTGAAGGAAGTTCAGAGCAGCCGAGTAGTTCTTCACATAGTCACGCACGCCATCGTTGCTGGCAATCAGGCGAGCCGTGGTCGGATTGATGACCGCACAGATGTCCGAAGGAGCAACCACCGCATTGGTGGCCTGCACGATCTTCTCGGCCGCGCTGCGGAACAACTTCTGAACCTGATCGCCCGTATCGGCAAGATCCGAGTTCATCAGAGTCGTGGCCTTGTCGTAGTGACCGCTCTGATTGCCAGCCGCGTACGAGGTGTACTGATTCGGGTAGTTCGTGCTGGTGGTCAGCGTCGAAGCCGCACGGACACAACGGTGCGTCATCATCTTCGCCGCCGCGATGCGCGCATGGCTCGCCACGACATCCCACTGCGCCTGACGAGCAGTCTCCTGCGGGATGTTGAACGAGGTCTGAAACCGCTGGCAGGTGAAGGTGTTCCACTCAATATCGCTGTTGATACCCGTGGGGCGATCCTCGCCAAGCGGCCACTGCAGATCTTGCGTGTTGACCACGCGAGCAGTCTCCTCCTCGTCAATGCGGAGGTAGTAACCGCTCATCTGCTGCACCGGGACGATCTGCGCGTAACGGGTCAGAGCGAAGCGGTTCACCGAGCGGGTGAACTCGACCTGAATCTGACCAGTCGCCGCCGAGAAGGTGGGCACGAAGGTATTCAGCCCACCACCAATTCCGTATTCAGCCATTTGTCATTGCTCCTTGTGTTTGTGGTTGGCTGTTCAATCAGGGCGTGGTCGGGTAAGTACGCATACCAGCAACGCGCTGAATGCGAATGATTCGACCAGCCGCGCCGCTCTGAAGCGCAACGAAACCGTGATATCGCGTCGCGCCCACGGTGATCGTGGCGGTCACAGCCTTGCCATCGGCATCGGACTCAACGAACGCGCCGCGCGTGATGTTGCCAGCGCACTCGACAAGCACGGTTCCGGTCGCGCCACCCTGAAGGGTGATCGGGTCGCCGCTGATCGCGTGCTTGTCCGAACCCGTGCCGACGGCGATGCGGGTGCTGCCATCGGAAACGCCAAGAATCGGAACGGTCGCGCCATCAGCCTGAAGGCCCGTATCGTCCGCAGTGGTCGAGGGCTTGACGAAGCGGAACGGATAAACGTCGCCGCCCGCGATGAGTGCCGGAGTGTCAGAGAAAGAACCCATTGTTCCTGTTCCTTTCGATTAGGCCTTGTTGCCCGTGTACTTTGCGAAAAGCGACTTGAACTTCGTCAGGTCGCCAGCGGCCTCATGCACCGCACGAGCGGTAGCGGCCTTGACATCCATCGACTCGTGAGCCTCATCGGTCACGGTGTGCTGCGCCACGGTCGGCACATTCAGCGGAAGGCGAGCCATCGTGGCCTTCCAAAACGCGATCTTCGCGCCGGGGTTGGTCGCGTCGGACAGTTCCTCAACCATGCTGTTGCGGAACTTGCCGCAGCGGTAGCCGTCACGAATCATCGCATCGACTTCCTTGCCGAAACGCTCAAGGCGCAACTGACGCTCAAGTTCCTGAACGCGCGCGAACAGAGCCTTCGTGGACTTGTCACCCTTGCTCATCTTGGCCTTCCCGCCGTAAGCGGCCTCCATCTCCTCTTCCTCGTCCTCTTCCTCGGCCTCGCCCTGATGCGAGCCGATATCGACATGAACGCCATCCTCGAACTTGTCCTCGTCCTCGGCGGCGTAAGCCATCTCGGCCTCCTCGCCCTCCGCAGCCATCGCGGCAGCGTCGGCCTCCTCGGCCATCTTGTCCTCGTCCTCGTCAGCGGCACACTCAGTAGCGGCGGCGGCGAGAGCCTTCTTGGCCTCCTCGTCGTGCTGCTCCATCTTCTTCTTCATCTTTGCGCTCATTGGCTTTCCTTTGGTTCCTGACGGGATGAAGGTGTTCAGACCTCCGCCCACGCCAATTTCAGCAAACTTCTGCTTGGAGTCAAGAGAAACGCGCACGACTCCAAGTGGACGCTCAAAGACCGCCTTTGAGCCGTACTTCCCAAATCGTGTGTCGGGGAGCGGTCGCCGGGGCGTATCACGGCCCAGCAAGGCTACCTCCGACAGGTGATTGTCCTTCCAAATCTCCGCGCTGCGGCGAGGATAGGCGTTGCTGGCAAGCAGCGAATCGAACGCCTCCTTCGGCATCTCAACATCGCCCACGACATAGGCAACGCCGTTGCGCTCCTCGTAGCGAACGCTGGTGATGTCGCCGACCGCCTCGGGCCGCGTGGGCTTGCCGTCCTTCTCGTGTTCGATGACGAGTTTCGGACGCGAGC